ACTTGACTTCGGTCTTACGCCTGCTGCGGTCTTCGGGCAACGGCACAGTTCGGGCCAATGGCGGGTATTCCACGAGATCGTTACCTTCGATATGGGTCTTGAGCGGTTTGGCACCGAGCTTCTAGCTGAGTTACAGACACGATTCCCGAACTATGAAGTGTTGGTTTGGGGCGACCCCGCCGGTCAGCAGCGTGATGCGATCTATGAAACGACGGCGTTCGAGTATCTGCGGACGCTGGGGCTTCGGGCGCAGCCGACGGCGACCAACGACTTTAAGGCGCGCCGTGAGGCAAGTGCCGCGCCGATGAATCGCCTTGTAATGGGAAAACCTGGCTTGATTATTCACAAGTCCTGCAAGATGGTACGCAAGGCTTTGAGTGGCGGCTACCATTTCAAGCGTATCGCGGTAGGCGCAGGGCAGGAGCGGTTCAAGGATTCGCCTAATAAGAACGAACACTCACACGTTGGCGACGCATTCGGCTATTTGCTTGTGGGCGGCGGCGAGTACAAGAATATGACCCGTAAAGGTTCAGCCTCTATGAACAAGACGTTCGTGGCGCAGACCTTGACTAACGCTGACTTTGACGTATTCGGATGAACCCATTAGACCTAAACTTAGTTTGTAAGTTGCCACCAGGTGTGGTGATCGTACCATTCATGCGTGAGCATGCGCTGAAGTTCAAGTTCGAGCAGCCTGACCTTAATGGGCATGAGGTACATGAACTGCAAGAGCGATTATGTGACCAAGTAGGGGCGGGCGTAGGCATTACCGTAATGCAACGTGGTACGCCAATCGGAATCTTTGGCGCTGCTAAGATTTGGGATGGTCTACACGAAGCGTGGTTTATGGTTGGTGAGGCGACAAGACGTTACGGTATCGCCATGACTAAGGTAGCTAAAAAGTTCATCTTGCTTAAATTTCAAGAAGATAGCTTGAATCGTTTACAAATTACAGTAAGATGCGATGATGTCAGAGCGTACAAGTGGGCAAAGTGCTTAGGCTTTTCAGATGATGGTGTAATGAGGCGATTTGGCCCCGACGGTTCTGACTTCTTTATGATGAGTATTGTTAGAGAGGATTAACAAATGGGTGGTGTGGTTAAACTCGCTACTGGTGGCAAAAAGAAATCTATCGCGGATATTGCTCCTGAGCCACAAAAGCAAACAAAGCAAACAGTAACTAAAGCTGAAACGCAAGCAGCTCGTGAACGTCAGGCAGCATTCCGCGCTCGACGTGGTTCAGGTGCTAGCTTGCTAGGCTATGGTCGTACGCTTGGTTCTCAATCACCACTTGAAGGTGAGGATATTAAGTAATGGGCGGTTTATTTAGTAAGCCAGATACATCTGGTCAAGAGAAACAGCTTGAGCTTCAGCGTAAACAGCTAGAAGCACAAGAAAAACGTCAGCAAGAAAGCATGGCTCGTGAAGGCGCAGCACTTCAGGCTAAGACTCGCGCTCGTCAGTTAGCGGGTCGTCGCATGTTATTGTCTGATCGTGAAGATGCAGAGCTTGGCATTGGAACGGATATCACGTCGTGAAGAAGCAAGATAAAGTAGCCAAGGTGATGAAAGAGTTTGCTAAGGGCAAGCTTAAATCTAGCTCTGGCAAGAAAGTCACAGACAAAAAGCAAGCTGCGGCTATTGCATATTCCGAGGCTGAGCGTAAGAAGAAATGACACGCCTTGTCGTAAAACGCGAATCGCTTGGTATTAATACTAAGCATACGTCTCCATCGTATATCGATGGGAATGGAGAGCAGGTTCTTGTTGGCACTGATCATCCACTTCCAACTGAAGACCATTTTTCTGCAAACCTCCATCTTGGTAATGCGTATAGCTTTGGAGCGTTAAATGATTTCGCCAATAAGCTTGGCAATGGCGATAGCCTAGATATTGCTATTGCATTTGGCGCAAACACTGAAGCGAACATTTCAATAGAAGGTCTTTCTGGCGGCGATGCAGAAGGCTTCCTTTATGAGGATGCAGTTGCGACAGGCGGAACAGCGGGAACTGCTGTAAATCTAAATCGCAACAGCACTAATACAAGCAACTCAGCGATTACTGTAAATCCAACAGTAACATCAACAGGGACGCTTTTAGGAAAGTATTTGATACTAGGCGGTACTGGAAAGAAGGCCGCTGGTTCCGATATGGCTGGCTCTAGTTTAATTGCGAAGCCTTTGACAAATTACTTATTGCGACTAACCAATGTTAATGGAACAGATCATGTCGCAGAAATCATTATAACTTGGTTTGAGCAGGAACTTTAATTATGGCAGAGCCAAAGAAACTTACGCCTGAGCAGATTCTCAAACGACAGAAGCTAGCTCAGTCCCGCAAAGAAAACTTCCGCGACTTGTACGAAGATGCGTACGAGTTTGCTTTACCTCAACGTAATCTATACGACGGCTACTATGACGGAAAGGTAGGCGGTCAGAAGAAGATGAGCCGAGTATTTGACTCGACAGCTATCAATTCTACCCAACGCTTTGCTAACCGTATGCAGTCTGGCATTTTCCCGCCACAGCGTAACTGGTGTAAGTTAGAGCCAGGCAACGAGGTTCCACCTGAGCGCAAGCTTGAAGTACAGCAGGCTCTTGATGTATTCAACGAGAAGATGTTTGATGTACTCAAGCAGTCTAACTTTGACATTGCGATCGGTGAATTCTTATTAGACTTGTCAGTTGGCACAGCAGTTATGTTGGTTCAGCCAGGTGACAACTTAACCCCTATCAACTTCATCCCAGTGCCTCAGTACCTTGTGGCATTCGAGGAAGGCGCAAATGGTCAGGTAGACAATGTTTACCGTCGCATGCGTATCAAGGGTGAGTCTATTAAGCAGCAATGGCCTGATGCAGAGATCAGTGCTGAGTTGCAGCGAATGATTGACGACAAGCCAACTGAAGAAGTTGATTTGATTGAGGCAACAATCTACGACTACGATCGTGGTGATTATTGCTATCACGTTATTCACCCTAAGAGCAAAGACGAATTGGTTTACCGTCGTCAGAAGACTAGCCCTTGGGTAGTCAGCCGCTTTATGAAAGTTGCTGGTGAAATCTATGGTCGCGGCCCAGTGATTACTGCGCTGCCTGACATTAAGACCCTGAACAAGACGCTTGAGCTTCTGTTGAAGAATGCGAGTCTTGCAATTACGGGCGTGTACACAGCAGCCGACGATGGCGTATTGAACCCGCAAACAATACGAATCGTTCCTGGCGCGATCATACCTGTTGCTCGCAATGGTGGCCCACAAGGTGAATCATTACGCGCTCTACCAAGAGCAGGTGATTTCAACGTAAGTCAGATTATTATCAATGACTTACGAATGAATATTAAGAAAACACTTTTAGATGAGTCACTACCGCCTGACAACATGTCTGCTCGTTCTGCGACAGAAGTTGTTGAGCGTATGAAAGAGTTGGCTCAGAACTTAGGTTCTGCGTTTGGTCGATTGATCAACGAGACAATGGTTCCATTAGTTGCTAAGACATTAGAGGTTATGGATCAAAACGGCATGATCACTCTGCCGCTCAAGGTCGATGGTCTTGAAGTTAAGGTAACACCGACTTCTCCTCTGGCATCTGCTCAGAATATGGAAGAAGTCAACAGCATCATGCAGTTCGCTCAAGTCGCACAAGCAATGGGGCCTGAAGGGCAACTTGCTATTAAGACAGGCGATATGATTGACTACATTGCAGACAAGATGGGCGTACCAGCGTCTATTCGTACAACGCCTATGGAACGTCAACAGATGATGCAAGAAGCGCAGCAGATGGCAATGGCAGTTCAGCAGGCACAAATGCAAGGTGCAGCTCCACAAGAAGCAGCAGAACAAACGGCTGAAGGAATGATGTAATGAGCGGATGGGATGATATGGAGCCAGTAGAAGCTCCACCCGTAGATCATAAACGAGATGACCTTGATATTCTAATTGCTCGTACATTCTCTACTGAGAATGGGCAAAAAGTGTTGGCATGGCTTCGAGAGACTTATCTTGAGAATCCAAGCTGGCAACCTGGAGCTGAAAGTAGCTACGGGTTCTACCGTGAAGGACAGAATGCTGTCATTCGCGACATTGAAAAACGTATCAAGAGGATTAAAGAATGAGCGAAACCGAAGAAAGCGGTGGCCTTTTAGACGGCGTTGAAACAGAAGCGTCTGAAGAAAGCACAACCCCTGCTGAAGCGGAGATCAGCCATGTGGCTGCTGACCCTGAAGCGGAAGCAGCAGAACCATTAGAGCGCCCAGATTGGTGGCCCGAAAAGTTCTGGCAACAGGACGAAAACGAGCCAATGCTCGAAGAGATCGCTAAGTCGTATGCAGAGCTAGAAAAGAAGTTCCGTAATGGCGATCACAA